CAACTATCAGAGAGAATGTCGTATCACTTGCAAGAAATATAGGGTATGTACCCCGTTCAAAAACCGCTGCAACAGCAACAATTAATATTGGTGACATAAACTTAGGTGCAACGAATGACAGCACTCCTAAGTTCCTTACACTTCGCACTGGATTAGTTTGTGTGGGTAGTGTAGCAAATACAACTTATCGTTTTTCAATACCAGAAGAAATAACATCTTCAAGAGTAAGAGATGTTGGTGGAACTTCATTTGCTCAATTTTTAGATCCAATCACTGTTCATGAAGGAACTGTTCTTCAAAGAGTGTATCGTGTTGATAATACAAAGGAGCAAAGGTATATAATAGACAGTCCAAACATTGATAGTTCAACTCTTAGGGTATATGTTAAAGGTCCAACTGATATTGGACTAGGAAGAAAGTATTCGATGGTTGATAATATATTAAATGTCGATAAAAACTCTGAAATATTCTTAGCTCAGGAAGTTCAAGATGAAAAATATGAAATCATGTTTGGTGATGGATTATTTGGAAGAAAATTAGAAAATGGTACCGTCATCACTGCGAAGTATCTTGTAACTGATGGTGAGGAAGGAAATGGTCCTGCTAACTTTAGTTTCCAAGGTTCATTCACAAAGAGTGATGGAACTCTCTTTACACCATCAGATAACGTAGTCATTACTACCATTCAGAACGCTTCTAATGGTGCTGAAGTTGAAGATGTGTCTTCTATTAAATACTTTGCTCCAAGACTCTACTCAGCACAATACAGAGCAGTTACACCAAGAGATTATGAAGCAATAATACAAACAATTTTCCCTGCTACAGAGTCTGTTGCAGTTGTTGGTGGTGAAGAATTAGATCCACCTCAATTTGGAAAAGTTCAAATTAGTATCAAACCAAAAAATGGTACATTTGTATCTGACTTTGATAAATCTCAAATCAAAAACAGATTGAAAAACTACGCTATCGCTGGTATCAATTCTGAAATTGTTGACTTGAAAATACTATTTGTGGAGATTGAAACTAATGTTTACTATAATACTGCACAGATAGCATCATCAGATCAATTAAAGACTGACATTGTTGGTGCATTAAATGATTATGCAAATAATGTTGAGATTAATAAGTTTGGTGGAAGGTTTAAATTTAGTAAGTTAAATACGTTGATTGATCGTGTTGACAATGGAATTACATCAAACATTACTAAAGTTATAGTCAGAAGAGATTTGAAGGCATTACTTAATCAGTTCGCACAATACGAACTATGTTTTGGTAATCGTTTTTATATCAATCCAGCAGGATATAATATAAAAAGCACAGGATTCACAATAAATGGATTCTCACAAGTTGCTTATATCACTGATGTTCCAAATAAAACTGCATCAGGTAATTTAGATGGCAGTTTAAAGGGTACACTCTCCGTTGTAGCAAAGAATAATCAAGGTCAGCAAGTAGTTCTAATAAAGGATGCTGGTGTAGTTGATTATAAAAAGGGTGAAGTTATATTGAATACAATTAATATTACATCAACTGTGTCTGAAAATAATATAATTGAGGTTCAAGCATTCCCTGAGTCGAATGATGTTGTCGGTTTGAAAGATTTATATCTCAGTTTTGACGTATCGAAAAGCACAATAAATACAGTTAAGGACGTAATCGCATCAGGAGAGGATGTTTCAGGTGTTGTATTTACAAGAGATTACTATACATCAAGTTACTCTAATGGAGATTTAGAGAGGAAATAATTTATGTCACAAATTGACAAAAGAATACAAGTTAACACGATTATTGAAAGTCAGTTACCTGAGTTTGTCATATCTGATTTTCCGAAGGCTGTTGATTTTTTAAAGCAATATTATATTTCTCAAGAGTTTCAAGGTGGTCCTAGTGACATAATTCAAAATTTTGATCAGTATTTAAAAGCAGATAATTTAGTTCCAGAAGTTGTTGTTGGTGTTACTACTGTAACTGCAGGAATATCTACAACAGACACTACTATAAATGTCCCTAGTACAAAAGGTTTTCCATCTGAGTATGGATTATTAAAAGTTGATAATGAGATTATTTCATATACTGGTATCACTTCAACATCATTTACAGGTTGTGTTCGTGGATTTAGTGGTATTACAGGATATAATGTCGGTATTTCATCTTCTTTACTTGAAATAAATCGTGAAAGTTTAAAATTTGAACAAACGAATGCTACTTCACATGATAGCGGTTCATCACTTCAGAACTTATCAGTATTATTCATACAGGAATTTTTCAAAAAATTAAAGAAAACATTCTTACCAGGTTTAGAAAATAATGATTTTTCAGAAAAATTAGATGTTGGAAACTTTGTAAAATTTGCACGTTCTTTCTATCAATCAAAAGGTATTGAAGAATCTATTAAAATTTTATTTAAAGTATTATATGGTGTAGATGCAAAGGTACTTGATTTAGAAGGTAATTTAATAAAACCATCTGACGCTGAATTTATACGTCGTGAAGTAGTAGTTGCTGATTTAATAACTCCAACAGGAGAACCACAGAACTTAACAGGTCAAACAATATTTAAATCAACTGATTTAAATACAAATGCTTCAGTATCAGAAGTTGAAATAATAAAAAGAGAAGGAAAAAATTATTATAAAATTGCATTATTTGTTGGATTCAGTGACCGTGACTTAATCGAAGGTGTATTTACAGTTCCAGGTAAAACAAAAGTTGTAGGAGGAGCAGTTGCTAATGCCACAATTATTGACGTTGACTCTACAGTTGGATTTGGAACAACAGGAACTATTATTGCTGGTGCCAACTCAAATATAAATTATACATCAAAATCCATAAATCAATTCTTCGGATGTTCTGGTGTTGGTGTTGGAATTAAAACTGCTACAGATTTGCGTTCAGATGAAACAATATTTGGATATGAAAATGGAGATTTAAGTAAAAGAGTTGATTTAAGAATTACAGGAGTCTTATCTGAGTTAGTTCCAATTACAGATATTAGTCTAATTAACGAAACAGAAAACTTATTTGTTAAAAATATAGGTGAAAAAATAGAAAATGATAGTAAAAATTATAAACAAATATTTGCAAATTCTTGGATTTATAATACATCTTCTAGATTTCAAGTTGAAATTACAGGATCTACATTTAAGTTAAGAACAAAAATTGATAAGTCCTCTATTAAAGTTGGAGATAGGTTTGAAATATTAGAAAGAAATGAACAAACTGTTGTCGGTGGTGGTGTTGTTGGAAGTATTGACGTTACATTAAATCAAATAAATGCAACAAACATTGCTGGATTTTCACCTGTCCAATTTCAAGAATATGATATTCGTAGAGTGATTGAGAAAGTTTCAAGTTCAGGTGTAACACTTGCACAAGGAAATGATACAGTTATTGCAGATACTTTATCCGTTTATGTTGATGGCAATACAGATGGATATGTTGCATCAAACTCTTTACCAAGTTATGACATTACAACTAATATTGTAGAAGAAATATTAGTTGGAAGCACTGAAGCAGGGTTAGAAGGATATAATTCGTTAAATCAAAGATTTAGTTTTATCAAATTTACTCCACCACCAGGTGAAGATATTAAATTTATTCAAGGTGATCCTGTCGTATATCAACCAAGTGGTGAAAGTTTGGTTGGTTTGGATACTGGACGAACATATTATGTTGATCCTGTTATTCCTGGACCAAATCAGAACGTATCAAAAATAAGATTATATAACTCAAATGCACAAATTGGTACTGCAAGCACTGTACAAGTGGGTCCAACCACATCAACAACAGATACTCATAGATTTGTTCTACAAAGACATTCAAGTAGAGTTCTTGAGGCAGATAAAGTTTTAAAGAAAATTCCATTATCTCAAAACTTATTTGTTCCTTCAAAACAAGATGTTCCTACAAATGATATCGGAATACTTATTAATGGTGTTAATATACGTTCTCCAATTTCAGATAATCAAATTTATTTTGGTTCATTAGAGTCTGTTGACTTGTTAAATGGTGGAAGTGGATATGATATTATAAAACCACCAATTATAGGCATAGAAACTAGTAGTGGAGTTGGTGCTGCTGCTGAACCAATATTAGTTGGTACAGTAAAAGAAGTATTTGTAGATCCACAAGATTTCGATATAGATCAAGTTCAAAGTATTTCTCTCACTGGTGGTAACGGTAATGGTTGTGTTTTAGAACCAATACTTGGAACAAGAAATAGAAAACTTAATTTTGATAGTAGAGATATATTTTTCAATGGTGGTGTTGATATTGTTAATGAGACTATAACATTTAAGAGTGAACATAATCTAACTGATGGACAATTAATTTATTATGATTCAAATGACCAACAACCAATAGGTATTGGAACAGCATATGATCTTGAGAATAAAATATCTGATACTTTATCAGATGGTGCTCCTTACTTTATTAGATCTGTCAATCCAACAACAGTTCGTCTATTTAATAATAGAGTTGATGCGTTGTTCGGAACAGCAGGTATTAATACAATAGGTTTATCAACAGATACTGCTGCTAGTGGTATTCATCAGTTTAGAACTGAAAATAGAAACACACTTGTTGCTGTCAAAGTTTTAGAAGAGGGTTCAGGATATACTCATCGTAAATTAAGAGTCAAACCTGCTGGTATATCAACATCATTAAATGTTGTATCATTTAATAATCATGGATTTGAAAGTGGAGAGATTATTGAATATTCTGCTGAAACAACAGCGATACAAGGAATGTCAACAACATCATCTTATTACATCAAAAAATTGACAGATGATACTTTCCAATTAGCAGATGCAGGAATAGGTGCTACAATAAGTGAAAATTATAATCGTGGAAAATATGTTGATTTTGTTACTAGTGGTGATGGTTTCCAAATATTCCAATACCCTAGTATAAAAGTAAATGTAGATGTTTCCTATGGTTCTACAATCACAGGTGATATTACTATTACTCCTGTTGTAACTGGTGAACTTGTAGGTGCATACTTATATGAGGAAGGCACTAATTATGGTTCTAATACTTTAGATAAGCAAGTAATTCCAAAAGTATCAATTGAAAATGGTAGGTTCGCAGAATTCAAACCAATAATTGTAGATGGTAGATTAGAAGATGTTGCAGTTGTTAACAGAGGTAGGGAATATAATTCAAGTCCTGAAATAATAGTATCTTCAACAGGTGTTGGTGCTGGTGCTATTGTACGTCCTGTTATTCAGGATGGGTTTGTAATAGACGCTATAGTAACTAATCCTGGCATTGGATATAGTTCTGTATCAACTGAAGTTAGAGCGTTCCCAAGAGGACAGAATGGTAAATTTACAGCGAGAGTAAGAAGTCTTACATTGAACAATCAAAGTAGATTTGGTGATTCTTACTTGTCAACAAAAGAAGGTAAATTAAATTTTGGAATTTTAGGTTATTCACAAGATACTGCTGCTAACTTTGAAAATACATTTACTGTAAATTCAAACGGTGAATTTAATCAAATCACTGGTCACTCACCAATTATTGGTTGGGCATATGATGGTAATCCTATTTACGGTCCATTTGGTTACTCAGAGGCTGACAACATTAACTCTGATTTAAAAATAATTCAATCATCATATAAAACAGATATCACTAAAGTTGTAAATAGACCCTCTGGATATACAGCAGGATTCTTTGTGGAGGATAATATATTTGATGGTTCAGGAGATCTTGATATTCATAATGGTAGATTCTGTAAAACTCCTGAGTTTCCGAATGGAATATATGCTTATTTCGCAACAGTAAAACTTGGTTCAAACTCTAATAAGTTGGAGGGTGTATTTCCATATTTTATAGGTAACACATATCGTTCACCATTTATCACAGAAAACCAAGTATTAAATCAAGACTTTGACTTTAATAATTCTCAACTTAGAAGAAATACTTTACCATATAATGTTGATGAACCATTTGCAGGTAACGATTTCTTAATTGAATCTTATGAGAAAATAAGACAATTATCAGTTATTGAATCTGTAACTAAGGGAGATGTTGATAGTATTACTATTTTGAATGGTGGTCAAGATTATAAAATTGGTGAACTTACAGAATTTGATGATGAAGGAACTAATGGTTCTGGTTTTAAAGCACAGGTAAGTGAAATAGTTGGTATTGGTGTATCTCGTATTGATACTGTTGTTACTCCTTTTAATAACGCTGTATTTGAATGGAGAGGAGCAAATGAAGTTGTTGCTAATTATTTTCCATTCATAGAACTTAATGATCAAGATGCAGTTTCAATTTCTGGTTTATCAACTGATGTTAAAAATTTAACAGATTCTTTTAAAGTTGGTGTTAAAACAGATACCACAACTCTAGCAGCGGACATGACAATTGGTAGTGCTGCTGGTTTAGTTCAAGATATACTTCTAACTGCGATACCAAATAATATATCAGTTGGTGGGTCAGTGCGTATTGGTTCTGGAAACGCAGGAACACCAGAAATTGTAAGAGTAATTAATATATTTCCATCTAGAAAATTAATTAGAGTTCAAAGAACAACTGGTATTGCACATACATTAGGTTCAACAGTAGATGCTTTAAATACACAAATTAGTATTCCAGTTGAAACTACAAAATTTAATTCTGAGTTAAATGATATAGTTTACTTTAATGGTCCTCAATCTGTTGGTGTTGGAACAACTGTTGGTGGTGCTATAAAGGTAAACGAATTTATTGGTGGTCAATCGGAGGAAATTTCTATTCCTACAAGGACAATTCGTATTCCAAATCATCCATTTAAAAATGGTCAAAAATTAATTTTAAACAAGAGAAATGGTGCAAATAGGTTTGATGTTGGTAGAACAAATCTTGTAACAGAATTTAAGTTACCATTTTTAGGAGTTAATTCTACAGAAGTATTTGTAATCAATAAAGGAATTGATAATATTGGTTTAGTAACTTCAAAAGTTGGTATAGGTAGCACTAGCGAAGGATTATTTTTCTATAGTAAAGGTTCCAATGCTGGTATTAATTCATCATTATATTTCTTTGAAACAGTTAAAGATCAAATTACAGGTGATATAGACAAAGTTGTTACTACTGTTTCTACAAATGTATCAGCTGCAGACACAACAACACATAATTTAAGAGAAGGTGATGTTGTTAAAATGAACGTTGTTCCAAATCTAGCAGTTGGAATAGGAAAAACAACACCCATAGAAGTTAATTATAACTCACAATTTGACAAATTAATAATTAATCCATTAACATTTACAGCATCAGATGTAGAAACAAATCAAATAGATATTGCTGATCATGGATTTAAAACAGGTGATAAAGTATTTTACGATGGTTCTGCAACTGGATTAAGTACAGGACAATATTTTGTCAACAGAGTAAGTAGTAGGAGATTCCAATTAACTGAAACTATTGAAGATTTAAATGTTAATCCTATTAAAGTAGCTGAGTTTACTGCAAATACTGGTGGTACTCAAACCATCGCACCAATAAATCCTCGAATAGATGTTGTTAAAAATTCAAAATTAACCTTCGGATTATCAAGTACAACATTATCTAACTTTGATTTCAAACTATTTTATGATAAAAATTTAACTAATGAGTATCTAAGTTCACAAGATGGAAATACTTTCAATGTTGGTACAGCAGGAACAATTGGTATTGGAACAAATAATACTGACCCTATTGGTGCTGCACTAACTGTTCAATTTTCTGAATCATCACCAATAACATTATATTATGGTTTGACAAAAGGTGGATATATTAGTACAGCTGATACTGAAGTTCCAAATTACTCTGAGATAAGATTTATTGATAGTGAATATAATGGTGAATACAAGATATCAAACGTAACTGATGATACTTTCCAATTCTCACCGAAAGTTCCTGAATTTTTATCATATACAAGTAGTGATTGTGAAAAACTTGAATATTCAACCAAATCAACAAATGTTCATGGTCCAATAAAGAACTTTAGAATATTATCACCAGGTTTTAATTATAAGAAATTACCTCAATTTAAAAAAGTTAATAGTGAAAATGGTAAAGATGCAAACATAATTGCTTCATCTAAAACAATTGGTAGAATTAAAAAAATAAGAATAGTTGATATTGGTTATGAGTATTCATCAGATAAAACTCTTGGACCAGAAGCATTTATATCACCTGTTGTTAATATTGATAACCTTGATGTAATTGCATCTGTAAACATAGTCAGTGGTGGTGCTGATTATATGAGTGAACCCAATTTGATTGTTTTCAATCCAGTATCTAACACTGTTGTTGATGATGTTTCATTACAACCATTTGCCCCCAACCAAACTATTTCAAAAGTTGATGTATTATCACCTGTAACAGGACTTGATTCAGTTGTTCATAAAATTATATCAATTAATAATTCAAATGGTGTAGGTGTTAACTCTGTACAAACAGGTGCATCTGGAATTGTTACTTGTTTCCTTGAGACACCTATAAACGGGTTTGATGAACAACCTTTTGCTGTTGGTGACGAATTATTTGTAGAAGGTATTCAAAGAGTTGGAGAGGCAGGTATTGGTACGTTAAGTGGTGGTATTTCAACAAGCACAACCGTAGAAGGAACGGGTTACAATTCAGACAACTATAATTATACATTTTTTGATGTTATTAATTACACTGCTGGAACTCAATGTATAGTTGAGTTCAGTGTTGCTGGTGTAACAACAAATCCAGGTATTGCAAAGACATTCCAATCAGGTTATGCAACTCTAGTTAATAAGAAAAAATATCCTGTTATTGAACCAGTACAGACTAGAGGTGTATTTGAGTTAAAAGAAACTTTAATTATTGATAATGTAATTACAGATTTAAAAGTTATTGAAGTAAGAAATGATTATATCAAGATTGATGGTAAGTATAAAATAAAGAATGGAGATAGGGTTAAAGGTG